GCCCGCGGCCATGGAGGCAACCGCGGGCGGAACGGCAGGGGGTGCTCGGTTCCCCTACTTCTTCGGCTGCGGCGTCGGCGGCAGCGTGTTGTCGGGACGCCCGGGCTTCACGTTCGGGTCGAGGTTGGGATCGAGGTCGGGGTTGAGCCCCTCCTCGCCCGGGAGGCCCTGGTCGGGGTGCCCATGCACGGGCGGCAGGCCCTGGTCGGGACGCCCGGGCGATCCTGGAAGGCCCTGGTCGGGGTGCGGCGGATCGCCGGGCAGGCCCTGGTCGGGATGCGGCGGCACGCCCGGCAGGCCCTGGTCGGGGTGCGGCGGCACGCCCGGCAGGCCCTGGTCGGGATGCGGCGGATCGCCTGGCAGGCCCTGGTCGGGGTGCCCCTCGGTCGGCGGCAGGCCGTGGTCGGGATGACCGGGCTTGCGGTCCTCCTCGCGCTCGTCCTCGCGCCGATCGCGCCGGTCCTCGCGCCGATCTTCGCGTTTTCTGTCATCCATCGTCTCTCTCCTCTTCCGGCGTGTGCGCAGCGCTCGAATCAGCCCTACGCCCCGCAACAATTCACGCCGAAGCTTGCGGGATCCCATGTCACTGGCCTTGCGCGGCCTTGCGATCGGCCTCCTGGCCGATGATCGCCTGCAGCCGGTCGTAGCGCGCGCGCTCGGCCGTGCCCTTGACGAAGATCTTGTCGCGCGTCGCCGGATCCTTGCGCAATTTGTCGAGCTCCTCCTGCGCCTGCGCGCCGGTGATGCCGAAGCGGCCGCGGGTACCGCCCTCGAGCATCGAATCCTCGGCGATGCCCTCGCCCAATTTGGCGAACATCTCCATCGCCCGGCCGGCGCCGAGCGCGCCGCGCAGCTTGACCGCCTCGTCACGGTTCAATCCGAGCGCGTCGAGCGCATTGTTGATCGCGCTCATCTTGGCGTTGCCCTGCGTGCCCCATTCCTTGAGCTTGGCCTTCGCCTCGGCCTGCTCGGCGTGGCCGGCAATCGCGTTTTCCTCCATTTGCGCAGCGACGAAATCGGCGATCAGCGCCTCGTAGGCACCCTTGGGCACGCCGAACTTGTGCGCGACCTGGGCGAGCCGGCCGAGCAGCGGCTCGTTCATCTGGACCGGCTTGCCATCGGCGCCGACGAGCGGATTGCCGTCGCCGTCCTTGGGCACGGGCAGCGCATAATCTTCGGGCTTGTCAGGAACGCCGATCGCGCGGTGGAACGCGGCGATTTCCTCGGGCTTGGCGCCCTCGCCAGGCACCTTGACCTGGCCCGAGGCGCGCAAGGCCAGCTGGTTGTCGCGCGCGATCTTGGCGAGCCCGGCAATGTCCTTGACGCCGCTCGCCTTGAGCCAGTCGCGCAGAGAGGTTTTCTCGCCCTCGACGAGCTCGGCCGGCACCTCGGCGTAAAACGCCGGATCGGCGCCGCCAAGATCGCCGGCGCCCTCGGCAGCACCCTCGCCGGCCGCCTCGCCGCCGGCGCCCTGGTCGCCGCCCGCGCCGGCATCGCCCGCGCTCGCGCCGCCGAACAGTTCGGCCGCCGAAATCCCGGGATCTTGGCCGCCATTCAAGCCGGCATCAGGTGTCGAGGCCATCGTCGAGCTCCATCAGTTTTTGGACGGCGCCTTCGTCCAGGTTCAGATAGTTCAAAATCCGCATGACGACGGCGCGCTTGCCCTCGCGAAAGGCGAGCTCCTGCGGGTCGGGATCGAAGATCGAGGGCCCGTCGAGCCGCGCGTAGCGCCTGAGATCGGCAAGCACGATCTCGCCGGCGCGGTGCGGATGCCCGTCATGGCCGAGGAACAGCCAGCGCCACAGGTGCCGCGGCGCGCGCCCGTAGATCTCGGGCACCGCGCAGAGCACATGCTTGACCTCGCGCGCGATCATGATCGCGCGGTAGCGCTGGCGATTGACCGGGCTGACGCCCTCGCTCACTGCACCATGCCCGGCACGCCGCGCAGCTGGTTGGCCTTGGCGATGTTGAGGAACGCCTGACTGCCCTGGTTGAGCGCATCGGCCTGGTCGGGCACCGCCTGCTGCTGCTCGCGCGCCGCGCGCTTGGCTTTGACCGCTTTCGGGTCGCGGATCCAGCTGGCGTCGACGCCGATGTCATCGGCCAGGCTCGGCACCATGACGTCGGTGTCGAGATAGTCGTAAATCGTCGGATCGACCTGGGCCATCGGGGTCAAGGCCTCGATAAAGCGCAGGCCCTTGGACGTCGATTCCGCGCGCGCCATCGCCGCGAGCATATTGTCATAATCGACGCGCGGCCATTCGCCGGCCTCGAGCACTTGCGGCGGGAACGGATCGAGTTGGTTGAAGCGGATCGCGCAATCGAGCTCGCGCTGCGAGACGGGGTTCTGCTTTTCGGTTTCGTAGCGCGACGCATAGGGCCTGACCAAGATCCCTTGCTTCGACATGACTTCGAGCACTTCGGTTGTCGTCATGCGGCTATTGGGATCGGTCAGGATTTTATAGAATTCCTCCAGAAACGCGGTCTTGATTTCACTGCGTTCGTCTTGGATCATTTCGACCGCGTAAGGAATTCCCTGCTCGCCGCCGGGCATCCGGCCGACGCGCGGTTGCCCGTCGCGCATCATCCCGGGATTGAGCCCGCCGGGCTTGGTCGAAAGCCGCGTCACGCCATCCTCGTTGTCGAACAACAGCGCCGGATCGACGGCCTTGTGGCCGGCCCGCAAAGTGGTGTGTTTCATCGCGTTGACGCCGTTGATCGTCGGCAGCATTTTGATGCCCGGCGACCGGCCATATTTCTCGCCGGCGCTGGTCATGTGGCGGCTGACCGAGATCGGATAGGTAAAATAGCCCTTGCGGCGCAAGTAGAGCTTCTCATCGAGCGCCATATAGCGACTGCCGATCGGCAGGCGGCGCCAGTCGAGCTTGTCCTTGTCATATTTTTCATTCGGCGCGACGACATGGAGGATCTCGAATTCCTCCTGCATCTTGTCGTCCTCGAGCGCGCGGGTCATTTTCGGGGTCAGCGCATCCTTGCCGAAGAAGTTGACGATCTGGCGCAGGTTGCGCGTAATCTTGCGGTCGACGGTATCGACCATCCCCGCATAGTCGACGTCGATCGTGATCTCGGACAGGTGCAGCGTGCGGTAGAACAGCCCGCGGGCCTGCTCGTTGATGTCGACCCACATCGGGCTCGTGCCGTATCTGCCGAGTTGGTCCCAATCCTCATTGGCGGCGATGCCAAATCCCGAGCGCCAGGCGTAGCGGATCGCGTACAACTGCTTGCCCGCGGCCTCGCACCACAACTGCACCTCGCGCTCTTTCATCAGTTCGCTCGAGAAGCGCGGATGAATGTAATCCTTTTCCGCCGGCGTGGTGATCGCGACGCCGGCGGCGGCGAAGCGTTCATTGGCGGTAATGTGCGTCGTATCGAAATTGCCCTCGCCGCGGATCCGCCCGGGCGTGGTCTGCAGGAAGCCGCCGGCGCCATCGGGAAACCGCTCGTCGATATCGCGCCAGGTCGACTCCCACGGCCGCCGCTCCTCGAGCCGGCGCTCGTGATCCTTGACGTCGCACTTGGCGAGCTCGTCGTCCTGAATCTTGTCGTCCATCTGCGCGTCCTTGCCGAAGGAAAAAGCACCCCGCCTGCAGGAGTTCTTGGGGGTTTTGGGGCTGGCCCTGCAGGCGAGGCGGAGGTGCCCGGGGTGGGTCGACCTTTCCCGGGGGAGCTTAGAAAATCACGTCGTCCTTGAGGTTGAGCGTGGTGCCGGCGCCGAGCCGGATCTCGTCGGGCCGCCGCATCCAGGCGACTTGCGCGCCGTCGACGAACAGCCCGTAGCCGACCACCGAGGTTGCCTGGTGCGCGGCGTCGCCAAGGCCCGGCCCATGGACGAGCCAGTCCTGGCCGGTCTCGAGCTTGAGCCCGGCGGCCGTCTCTTGCCAGGGCGCGTCGCCGTGGACGTCGAGCGCGGCGCCGATGATCTCTTGCACGCCGTCGCTCGGCACGACCTCGACCCGGTCCGCAGCCTTCATCAGATCGCGCAATTGCTGCGGATCGGGTTTGTCGGGCGCGCCCTCGTCCTCGAACATCGGCCGAACGTCGCGCGGCAGCACGGCCTCGGCGTCGCGCGTCGCCGCGCGCTCGCGCTTTTGCGCTTCGGCCTGCTTCTGCGCCTCAGCCTGCTCGCGTTCCTTGGCCTTTTGCGCCTCGGCCTCGTCGCGTTCCTTGGTGCGTTGGGTTTCGGCCTGCTGCGCGCTCATGTCTTTTTCGGTCATCTCGCATCCTTCCTTTGGGGGGCCTTCTTGGGAGTTGCGTCGAGGTTAGTTGCCGACGATCAGCCGGCCGACCTGGCCCGCGCCAGGCTCGGCGCCGGCGCTGCCGGTGAGGATATCGGCGGCGCTGCCGCGGCGGCGCGCGAGCTCGTCGATCTGGCGCTGCGCCGCGGCGCTCGCATCCTCGCGCGTGACCACGGGCGGCGGCACCGGCGGCGCCACGGGCGTTCCGAACAGGAGGTGCCCGATGCCCTTGAATAAGTTAGCCATATGCGCCTCCGAAAACGTCGAATTCACTGTCGTTGATGATGACGGCGGGGGTCCGCGCCTGCCCGCGCAGATCCGAGATCACATGCTCGCCCTCGACCGCGGCATATTGCTCGGCATCGGCGATATGCGTGTAGATCGTATTGGCGACCTCGAGGTGGCCGCGCGTCTCGCCGTCGCGCATGTCGGCGGTGGCGTAGCGATATCCGCCCAAATGCCCGCGGATCAGGTGCTTGCACGCCGGATCGACCGCGTAGCCGTCAACCGTCGTCATCGCCTTCCACACGGCCTCGTGCCGGAGCGTTTGCCGGTTGGTCTTGGCGCGGTGCGCGCGGTGCCCGAGCGCCTGCTCGAAGAGCCGGATCCAGTCGCGCTCCTCGTCCTCGTTGTCCTTCGCGCGCCAGGCCGCGGGATCGCCGACGAAGCGCAGCCGATCGGGATGCAGATCGAAAAAATGCTCGTTGAGCATCGCGCGCACCAGCTGGCCGAACGCGGTCGCGCCGATCTTGCGCAGGACTTCGCCGGGTTTGAGGAAGGCGACGGCCTCGCGCAGCGTGCGGAAATGCCCGTCGATCGTGCGCTGGCAGGCCGCGGCCGAGGCGAATAGCCCCTGGTCAAAGCCGACGATCAGCATCCGCTTGCGATCCCACTCGGCCGCGCGGACATGCTGCTCGAAATCAAATTGGGGGTTGACCGGTTGCCCGTGCTGCAGCGGCACCGGCTTGTTGTCGATCATGCGCGCGACGTAATCGGGCCGGTGCGCGTTGAGCCCGGCCTGGATCGGATAGTAGCCCTTGGGCAGATTGTGCAGGTTCTCGGCGCGCGGGCTGCGCCCGCCGGGCTGCAGGAACACCTCGACCAGCGGCCGGCCGGCGAGCGCCTCGGTGAGCTCGGCGCCGAGCAGCCCCGAGAATTCCTGCTCGTAGGCGAACGGATAGACCCAGTTGTCGATGTAGGGGGCATTGAGCGCGAGGATAATCATCGGGTCGACGACAAGGCTGGGATCGAGCTCGGAGTAGCGCCCGACGCGCCCTGACAGGAACGCGAGCAGATCGGGCGGCTGCAGATCGGCCTCGTCGATCATCACCGCGCAGACCTCCCACCCCCTGCAGGCTTCCTCGACCGTGCGATCGCCGATCGCGCGAAATTCGACCTCGAGATCGCAGACGTCGACCGGGTTGCCGTCGCCATCGGTCTTGAGCACGAGCAGCAACTTGTGGGTGTAGGGCGCCTTCCAGTTGAACTTGCCATCGGTCTGCGGATGGATCCGAAACCAGCTTTGCAGCGTGTTTTTCTCGAGATTCGGGTAGCTTTCGCGGATCACCCCGACGCGCGCGCGGCGCCAAAGCACGCCGTTGTCGTCGCGCCGGCCGCCCTGCTGCATGCCGATCCGGCGCAATTTGCGCAGCGCCGTGATGGTCTTGGCGCTGCCGACTGGTCCGACGATGATCGGCACGAACGCGCGGCTCGCGAGGAACGCATCGGCGATCGGCCCCGGCGAATTGAGCGTGCGCACGAGCATATCGGGCGGCGCGGGGATCATGCGTCCTCCCTCGCGAACAGATCGATTTGCTTGGCCGCGGGCCGCTTCGGCTTCTTCGCCGGCGGCGGATCGCCCGGCTCGCGCGCGCGCCGGCGCTTGACCGGCTTGTTGAGCCGCACATCGCCCCACCCCGAGATCAGCATCTCGCAGGCCTGGCCCGTGACCCGCTTGAACGCGCGCGCGATCGCCTGGCGCAGCTTGGCGTCGTCCTGGGCGCTCATGTCGCGGTGCCCGGGCGCCGCGATCTTGCACGACCAGGCCAGCCAGTCGGTGTCGGCATCGCTCATGGCTGATCCCCCGAATGGGGTAACAGGACGACGCGACGGTTACGCCGCATGCTGAAACGAGCCTCAGCATCGGCCCGTGCGCGATAGAGCCGCCGCCCTTCCGTCTCATCGGGATCGCGCTGCCGATCGATCCGCCTCACGGCGCGTCCTCCCCGATCTGCAGCTGCCCGAGCGGCTCGCCGTTGAGCTTGGCGCATCGACGCTTTGCATCAGCTTCGCTTGTGGCCCAGTTGAGTAGATCGCGGCTGATAGTATCGAACACATACCAGTCGCCGCGGCTGTCAGAGTAACGCGGCACGAACCGACCCATTGCTATCCTTCTCCATTCAAAGATTAGGCCGAAGCAGGGCACCGGGAAGAAGTAGAGCCGCCGCTTGGGCCGGTCGATGAACAGGCCAACCCACAGGTCATACCAAGCGACGATGGGCTTAACCTTCATCGCCGCCCTCCTGGATTGCCAGCTGGCCGAGCGGCTCGCCGTCGTTCTCGATCACCGCGCCGAGCGCCTGGCTGACCTCCTCGACGACCATGATTCCGCGGATCGTGGTGTCGACCGCGATCGGCCGCTTGGAATGAATGTAGGGCAGCAGCGCCTCGGCGCAGCGGATCCGCAGGCTCGCGGCATCGGCGTAGCTCATCTGGCGCTTGGGCGTGTCGACGAGGCGCGAGCGCGCGACGAGCTCCTCGGTCGACGTTGACTGGATCTCCATCATCGTGATCGCCGGATCGCGGCCGAACTGCGCGATGTACTTGGCAAAATCCTCGGTGCGCTTGTTGCGCACGCCGAGCGGGCGGCCCGTGCGCGCCTTGCGCGCCTCGCGCAGCACCGTGACCAGGCCGGCGCCGGCGCCGAGCGAAGCGCGCGCGTCCTCGATCTCGTCGGCACTCAGCGGCTCGACCTGGGCGAGCAATTCGAGTTGCTGCTGCTCGGCCGCCTCGACGAGCATCGCCTTGGCCTGGTTGACCGCATCCTTGCCGATCTTGATATCGCCGTAGTCAGGCGTGGACATGGGGCGCTCTCCTGCTAGTGTCAGCGGCCCGCGGCGGTCCCGCGGCCGCCGCGGATCGCCGTAATCCCCGACCCTTGATCCCGGGCCGGGTTTCCGGGCCACACCCCCGCCCCGGCCCCGGGCCGCCGCTTCGACTTTGACCGCCTCGAGGCGCGGTCAGAGCCTTCCCCCAGAACATGGAGGCGAAAGCCGATCCAAATTCGGCCAGGCGCGTGTGCCGCCATGCTCGGGAGCGGCTCTGCCGCGCCTGGGGGCATCGGGGGTCGATCGCGGCCGATCGCGGGCGGCCGGGCGCGGCGCGGCGATCGAAGGCCGCCGGCCGCGCGCCGGGCTGCAGCCTGATAGGCAGGCGCGGTCGCCGAGATTGCCGAGCGATATCAACCATTTGCCCGCATCCTTGCCACATCGCCCTTGCCACATCGCCCGCTTTCGGCCCCGAGATCGGCGGAAATCCGCCATTCCGGCCGGATCCGGCCGCCGGCCGCAAGCGGCTCGGCCGGCGGCCGTCCGATCGGCCGTGGTCCGGCCGAAACGCCAAAACCTTGCGGCGGCCGCCCGTCCAGAACGGTGCTGGCACCCGATCTGGCCGAGGCCCCCGCGCCGACCTCGATCTCGGCCCGGCTTGCCCCTCGCCAGAAAACCGCGAATTCCGGTCGAGTCGCGCGGCGATCGCGGAAATGAGGCGCCCTCGGTTCCCATGGGAACCGCATGGGAACCGCATGGGAACCACTA